CAAGCCGCCCATGTTTGTGGAAGTCAACAAATAGGTATTAGAATATGCAAGATTAAATGGTTCAAATAGTGTACCGCCTTGTCCTCCACCTGACCTACTGCCGATACTACGTCTGAAAATTTGCCTTACTGCAGAAACTTCTTTGGGCAAAATATATTCATTTTGATCTAGTTCTAGCATTAGAAAACCAAAACTTTCTTCTTCTGCATTACTGCTACGTTGTCTAAACTTGGCCAATGCACGATCAATGGCCACGTTATAATCTGCAGGATTGAGTTCAACATCTATCATATTCCCGCCCAGCATAGTGTGAACATAATCAATAATTTGTTGTCGTTCGTTTTCGTTCTCAGTCATAGCAATATTTATCTTTTTATGGTGGGCTAAATATACTACTATGCCAAGACTGAGCCTTTACCGCCCCGAAAAGGGCAACGATTTTAAATTTTTAGACCGCACCATCAATGAACAATTTCAAGTGGGCGGCACTGATGTGTTTTTGCACAAATATCTCGGACCGGTCAACCCAGAGGAAGGTTCTAGTACACCCACTACTCCGAACAATACAAATCCTATACCAGAATTAGGCATACAGGATGTGCTGTTTATGGAGAATAGAGATCGTCATTATGAACCCGATGTATACATCATTAGAGGAATTTACACATTACAGGATATAGACTTTAATCTAAGTCAATTCGGCCTGTTCCTACAAAATGACAATATAATGATTGTATTCCATTTGAGGGGAACAGTAGATTCGATCGGTAGGAAAATTATGGCAGGTGACGTCATTGAACTACCGCATCAGAAAGACGAATATGCATTAGACGAGTCGTTAGTTGCTCTTAAAAGATTTTATGTAATTTCTGAAGTAACTAGGCCAGCAAGTGGTTACAGTCAAACTTGGTACCCGCATTTGATAAGATGTAAATGTGCTCCATTAGTAGACACACAAGAATTTAAAGAAATTTTGGATCAAGAATCTGGTGCCGAAGACGGTACCACTATCCGAGATCTACTGTCTATGCAGCAAAAGGCACTAGAAGTCAACGAGCAGATCATAGCACAGGCATTAGCAGATACAGGAAAAAGCGGTTACGATACTGAACATTTGTACGTTGTGCCAAAACTAAAAGACGGATTAGTTGATGTTGCTGATACCAGTAATACGGAAGATGATGCTAGTATAGACAATCCTGCACTAGATGCCAGCATTGTGTTAAATAGTCCTACAAAAAATTATTATGTGGGATACTTAACCGGAGACGGAATTCCACCTAATGGGGCTCCTTATGGTTTTGGAATAACATTTCCGAGTAATCCAGTTGAAGGACAATTTTATCTAAGATCTGATTATTTGCCCAATCGCTTATTTAGATTCGATGGCAGGCACTGGGTCAAGTTTGAAGATAATGTTAGAATGACCACAAGTACCAAAGGCGGAACACAAACCGTAGATCCTGATTTAAATAGACAAACTCACAAGTCTGGATTTATTAATAATACAAATACTTCAACTATCGCCGGAGAAGTTGTAGTTGAGAAACAGGCACTTAGCAAAGCACTAAGGCCTCGAGCAGACAATTAAGGAGGCTTCGGTTTAACACCGTTGTACTGTTATTGATTATTTTTATGATGGGCAGGTAAGAAGATATCTTACACAATTTATACAGTTACTAAGTAATTTTTCCTACAAGGATAACAAGGGCCAGTTGGTGCAGGTCCCAGTTCGATACGGCGATATGACTAGACAAGTATCGCAGATCTTGAAAAAGAATTCTGAAAATACCATTCCTAGTGCACCTTTTATTGCTTGCTATATAAAAGATCTGCAGTTTGATCGTGCTAGAATGCAGGACCCTACCTTTGTAAGTAAATTACAGATTAGAGAAAGAGCATTTGACGAAAATAATCAAGAATATTTAAACACCCAGGGTAGCAATTATACTGTAGAACGTATCATGCCTACTCCATACACGTTAACCTTCAATGCAGATCTATGGACCAGTAATACGGAACAAAAATTACAAATATGGGAACAGATCGTTGTGCTGTTTAATCCCAGTTTTGAAATACAAACTACAGATAATTACATCGATTGGACCAGTCTCAGTTACGTAGAACTATCCAGTCAAGTATGGAGTTCTAGAGCCATTCCTCAAGGAGTATCTGAAGATATTGATATTCAAACTTTAACATTTACTACTCCTGTATGGATAACTCCTCCTGCAAAAATCAAAAAATTAGGTGTTGTTACTAAAATTATTTCTAACATATTTGCGGTAGCCAATGGAACGTTGCAGCCAAATTATAATATAGAAGGTGCTGCAGAACAATTTAACGATCGTTCTCCAGATACTACAGTGGTCGTTACACCTGGGAATTTTGAACTATTGGTCTTTAACAATACTGCTAGATTAATTAAACCCAGTGTGTCGCAGGAAAATATAGACATTGAGTCACATGCTAATTCTTCTTCCTGGCTTAAATTACTAGATCTGTATCCAGGAAAGTTTACTGCAGGACTAAGTCAATTGCGATTTTCCAAGCATGACGGCAACGAAATTGTAGCCTATATTAGTCTAGATCCTTCAGACGAACATTCTATGATACTGAACATCGACAGCGATACTATTCCCTCTAATACTATTATTAGCGGCAGAGGCACAGTGGATGCTATCATTAATCCAGAAACTTATAACCCAAATAACAAAACAGCAGGCACTAGATATTTGATCTTAGAAGATATTAATATCAATGATCAATTTGATACACCAGGATATGATGGTCCAGATGCATGGAAAAATTCAGACTTATCTGATTTTCAAGCACATGCTAACGACATCATCGAATGGAATGGAACACAATGGACAAGTATTTTCGATTCGCAATCATCTACCAACATTATCTACATAACTAATTCATACACTGGCACTCAATATAAATGGGAAAACGGTATGTGGAGTAAGAGTTATGAAGGAATCTATGACAAGCAGTTATGGCGAATGATTCTTTAAACAAAATAGTTTGCAGCGGTGGTCTTTTTTTAGCCAAAGATACTAAAAGATTTTTATTTCTTTTAAGAGCAAAAGGTAAAACTGCAGGAACATGGGGATTGGTTGGAGGGAAAAAAGAACCAATCGATACCACACCCGTGGATACTTTAAATAGGGAGATTTCGGAAGAGATCGGAAAGTCTCCCACAATTAAAAAAATTGTGCCTTTAGAACTTTTTATCAGTGTAGATCAAAAGTTTTATTATAATACCTATGTATTATTAGTAGAGAAAGAATTTGTTCCCATTCTCAACGAAGAGCATGTTGGTTATGCATGGGCTAATTATGATCACTGGCCAAAACCATTACACCAAGGAGTAAAACACTCGTTTGGTAATAAGATTATTAAAGCCAAACTAGAGTTAATGTTGGATTTAATCTAGTAGATCTGCACTAAATGCAAACGTTCCGAGGTGTTTTAATTCTCTGCTCAACATGGTATCAACTTTAATAGTATAACCTTCAACAGCAATTTTTTGACAGAGTAACATATCTTCGCCTAAGAAGTCGTTAGACTCCGGACTCCATCCAAACTCAAACCAAGGCTTTCGCATTTCAGCAAAAATCTCAGTTTTCATCAGCATACAGCCCATTCCAATACCTTCGATTTCCACTAGGTCATCTTGTACATCAAAGGACAAGGGATTTTCCCAATCACCGATTTCTTGATAGGCTACTCCTTTTGCCGGAAGTTGCCGCCTAACATAATTAGCAGCAACTACGGGCTCATTGTGTGCCAGTAATCTAACCGCTGTGGTAGAAGGAAATACCATATCGCTGTCTAGCCATAGCATATATTCCGCACCAAGATCAATAGCGGCTGATGCCAATCGTTCCCTTTGAGTTAACAAAATAGTACTGGCATCCATGAACACATGAGTATCTATGTTGTTCATGGTATTAAACTTTACCATTTCCGCAAGACTCAGTGCGTGGGCAGAATGCAGCGTATCTCGAGTAGGGATACAAACTGCTAGTTTGCCTTTTTTGTTTGACCAACCTGTGGTAGAAAACACCGATTTCTTTTTCATGCTCCAGCTACGTCCTTGCTTAAAGTTTCTCCCTTGATAACCAAGCCATGAATGGCATTGATTAAATCTTGGGTGCGTTTAGCACATAGTATAAAGTCATTAGGACTAAGTTTGCAAGCAGTAGTCATGGTGTCGAAGCTCAATTTACCATTAGTTAAAATTTCAATTGCACTGATCTTTGACAGATTTTCGATAAAAATTTCTCTGGACAACTCATCTGATTGGTCAGACAAGTCTTGTATATCTTCATCATCCATTTCTTCTAAAAGTTCTAGAAGATAGGATAATTCCTTTGAATCGCTGTCGCACAAGGAATCTTTACTATCAGTTAACTGTTGTATTCTAGATAAGAATTTTGATAATGTAGTCGGATTCGTATATCTATCATGATACACAATCGTATCTAATTCCCACTTACTTGGGCCAACAGGGAGGCTTTTCAAAACATCGTTAATTTTCTCTATTTTCATTTTTTAGTAACTGTAAGGAGTTGATTTTCCGCCAAATGTGCTTGAGAAACTTATTTGTGTACCAGTACTTAAATTCACAGTATATGTGTTTTCATACCCAAGGACAGCACCCAGACTAATATTTTGTCCTCCAAACGGAGCATTACCTGCTGAGTTAGGGACATTATTTGTAAAAGCCTGATTAACCTGTCCAAACGATATTGCTGATGCTGATCCTGGTAATATTGCCATAAGTTTCTCTTGCGGCCTCCTTATTTATGGGCCAATGTTTTGCTTTCACTAAAATCCGATTATGATAATACAGTACTTATCATCTTGTATTTAACAGATTTTAATGAAATATTTATATTGGAAACTTATTCGATCTTAATAACACCATTGTCCCCGGTGTACCCCTGTACTCCGATGGGATTAAACACTGCTATTTTATCATGATCGATTAGTTGAAGCATAGACTTCTCTAAATTATTATCCACAAAGATCATATTGCGAAACAATCGGGGAATCAACTGCTCAAACTCATCAAACAGCGAGTAGCAAAAGGACCATAATCTAGTTTCAAAATAAACTACCCTTTCCCTAGTAGCAAAATTATCAAAACTAACATCCCATTCGTTAATTCGGGCCACATACTTGTTGTACAGTCCAGGGTCGCTATATACACTAATGTCAAAGTCATCATTTAACCAATATCTGCCCGAGATCTTGAATACTCTACGTCCCACTAGATTGTGCTTACGCAGCAAGCGAGCAATTTCATACCACTGATATAGTTCTGCAGCACCTTTAAAAGCCATATTGCTGTTGAAGAATTCTGTGATTAGATTGCGTTCTATAGGATAAAATATGTCAACACCCTGAGCAAGAGTGCTCGCCTGTTCTGCACTAAGAGGCTCGGTAGAGGAATCGGTCATTATGATTCGTGCTCTCGGCACCGTAGTACGTATAGACTCTATGGTTTTTAGTGTCTGCTCATATCGCGTAGTACAGTCAACTGCGGTCTGTGTAGTATTGATTGCAGAAGTTATAACAAAGGTATAAAAATCATTCACCATCGATTTGCTCAATTAAACAGTCAGTTAGTTCTGCCAAGGGCTTAGTCCAGTCCTTGGGCTCGGTCTGTCTGAAAAATCTCAAATTATCCCCATACCATATACTGGTATTACCGGGACGGCCCTGTGTTGGGGGACTGAGCCAGGTGAAATATGCAGATATAGGTATTAGGCCCAAGGTGTGTGTGCCCATAATAGCCGCAGCGTGTAGTACAGAGGTACAAGAACTAACCACAAAATCCAAGTTCTCTAACAATGCGAAAGTATCATCGTAGGATTCAATCTGATCTGACACATCAATCAGTTCAGGATACTTGGCAGTTTCCTCCGATCCATCACCAATCTGTAGTGAATAGTATTCAACCTCTCGTCCCTGCAGTGCCGATTTCAGTGCTGGCATAATTTTGTCCAAGGGTACTCTACGATGTAAGTCCCGCTCGTTTTTAGCATTGCCCTGCCAGCGTACACCAATGCGAATTTTTTTGCTATCTTTAACCCAGGCCCATTTATCTCTGGATGCTTGAGAAGGATGCAGATAGTTCTCTCTACGCACCTGTTCAGGCTTAACCTGTAACCATAGAGGCACCTGCATGGCATAGGTCCACAGTGCGTTCTTGGGTACATTATCCAAGTTCATTACGCAGTCATAACCGCAGCGAGTAAAAATATCATAGATATCTTTTCTTGTGGTATAGTACACAGGATTAAATCCTAGATTTTTCAAATCCTGCATCCAACGTATGGTAATAAATTCATCACCGATGCCGCCGCCCTCCATAAACAGTATTAGTGTTCTACCTGGATATACTCCACCATTCCAATATGTGTAAGGCAATTCTTTAGGGCTGAACCATAGTTCTAATTTTTTAACATTGATTAAAAATCCACCCAGGCCTTTGAGAAAATGTCCGGCCTGCATGTCATATGTGCCCAAGTTGAAGTTGACAATGTCCCTGTGTCGTTCTGATAATGTATGCTC